AGTAAAATCTACAATTGGATTTGAATTAAAGAATGTGTTGATCCCTAAAACACCAACAGTAATTGACATTCCAATACCAGTTACTGTTGTAGTACCAGTAGCAAGTCTAGAAACACCCTCAATGACAAGATTGTCATAACGAGGCTCTTCAATATTAATTGTTGGGTTTGTATACCCACTACCAGCATTGGTAACAGTAAAGGCTAACGTTCCACCAGCACCAACAGTTGCTGTAATTTCGGCAACAGTACCTGTATGACCAGATTCAGTAACGGCAATTCCAGGAGCCGTGATTGTAGAATATCCACTACCAAAACTTGCGGTAGTCCATTTGGCAAATGTTCCACCACTATTGTATGTGTGAGCAAATGTTACAACACCAACTTGAGTTTCAAATTTAGTGCTAGAAAGAATTCTAGTTGCATAGTATGGACCAATGGGTTTTACCTCAAATGCATTTCCAGCAGTAGATCCAGATCCAGCATACGTATGAGCAATGGTAGAAACACCAACATTAACTACAAATTTATTGGTTCCAGCAATTCCAAGAATTGGATACTTATTGATATCTACTGCCTTTCTACCAGAACTACCATCTGGGAAAACAGAAGTTGTTATACCAGCATGGGGTGCAGAACAAGTAAATCCAATATTGGAAAGATGCACAAGTCTACCCACTCTAAAGTTGTGAGCTGATGTAAGTCCAACTGTGGCAATACCAGTTCTATTATCGTAATCAAAAGAATTGATAGTAAAGTTTACACCCTGTGCCGATGGGAAATTGTAGTTGTTTGCAAACGGAGATCCAGATGAACAAGTGAAATTGAGATCTTTGAGTTCAATCTTATCACCAGTGTCAAGTTCGTGATCAACAGATGAGGTTACGGTAAGAATACCAGTAGTGTTATCATAATCAGCATCAGAAACAGCAAGGAAAGTACCCGTTGTAGGCACACCAGTAATAGCAGTAATTTGTCCAAGAATAACTGTTGGTACTGCAGTTGCGGCACGCAATGGTGCGTATCCAAGACCATTTGTAGATCCAAACGAAATTGGAACACCACCTCTTGGCAATTGATTCAAATTAACATCATTTGGATCAATAATCTGATCACCACCAACTGACGTAATGCCAGTAAATATAACACTGCTAATTCCTGCAACCTCAGTAATTGAGAAATTATTATCCGTGTTATTTGGTGCTGATGGAGCTTGAAGAACACCATTAATGAAGACTAATCCATTTCCACCAGTTGTTCCAATTCCAGTAACATTGCTTCCTTCAGAAGTTAGTGTGAATTCTGAAGTTACACCGTCAAACTTATCAGAAACATCGTCAAAAACTAAGTTAGTATCATAATCTTTTCTCAAATAAACTCTACCAGAGAAATTAGATCTTGGGATGGTTAAACCCCTACTATCTAAATCTTGTCTACCAGCACCCATTGGTGCTTCAGTAAAGTGAATTTTACTATTTACAATATCAAAAGATCCTCTATAAACACTAACGGCATCAAATTGACCGTGAGATGTTGCACTTGATCCAACAAATCCACGTTCAACTTCAACAAGTGGAAGAGTGCCAATTGCCCCTACACCAGTAGTATTAGTGGATCCAAGACCAACAATAGTAACCTTCATATACTCTTCACCAACTTTAATCACATCTGCTGGTCTAAACGAAGAAATTCCAGAAAGTTGGATAATAGTTGTTCCTGCACCAATAGAGTGCATAGTTTGTTCAGATAAAGGTGTTTTTGATAAAGGTGACTGAACAATACCATCAATGGTGATAATGCTCTTCTCATTCCTCTTTGCCATGGCAAAGACATGTCTGTTTCCAGAACCAAGATCAGTAAATGTCACAGCAGTTCCAGCAGCTGCTGCTGTCGTAGTAATAGCAACTCTAAATTGGGCAGAATTATCTCTGATAGCATAAACTGTTTGTGGTAATCTTGCTGTTCCAACACCAGTATCATAAACAAGACCAGTGGCACCTACACCAATCAAATTAGATCCTGCTGCATATTCAAGTTCTTCTCCAGTCTGGAAGAAATGGTTTAATGTGAATACACCTGTTGTTGTGCTAAGAAGACCAACTGTTGTTGGGTCAAAAGTCTTGGCAAAGATATCAGTTCCTTCATGTTTGAGATCAAACTCTAAAATTTCTCTTTGGTTAATTCCATAGTAAATTGACTGGGAAACATTTTCGTTTACATCACCATAAGATAGATCACCAATTCCAGCAATATCACCGTTATTGTCAAGATCTCTGTAGATAATTTCATTAAATGTCTGAACAAGAATATCACCAGTGTAGTCTGGATGGAACTTGAGATCTACTCCAGTGGCAGAATACTCTGCGGAGAAAGTACCAATACCATTAATGTCGTTGACAGACAAATATGGATAACTTAAAACATACAGATTTTCTCTTGCTTTTTGATCATTTACAACATAAACTTGATGTAAGGATTGAGTCTCACCGATACTCACTCTAACAGTAGATTTTAGTGATCCATCAGTAATACTATTAATACCAGTAATAATCGTTGGAGTTCCACCAGTTACTGTGGCAAACTCAGTTTCAAGTCTACCTGTTCTTTCTGTACCATTTTCTGTTCCAGAAAGTTTGAATCTATAAGTTCCAATACCAGCACTAGTATTGCCAATGCTAACAGTTTTAGTTCTCAATCTAACATCATTAGATCCATTATTATTGTAAATGAGACTTACTATCCCAGAATCAATAGAAGAAGTGAATGATCCAATAAATGGTCCAGAAAGTCCATTTAATCCAACTCTGGTATTAAATGCTGTCAATTCTGTCAAGAAGGTGTCAGCACCATTATGGGTAAGTACTATCTCAATATAATCTACCGTGTTTTCTAACTCATCAAAAACTTCAACACTGGTATAGAAAGTATCAGCCGTTGTTGTACTAAATCCAAGAACAGTTGCTCCAACACCAGCAACAACATCTTGAGTTTTAGAAATAAGATCCACAAATCCAATACTTTGAGATCCAATTCCAGCAGAATCATCATCAAAGAAGGTTTGTAAAAGTTTTACTTCATAATCAGTATTGTAAATCTCATTTGGTGTAAATCTCAAAGAATATTGATTTGTTTCTTCGTTAAAGAATCCATCAAGCTCTCCAATAGTTTCACCAACACCAACTTTTTCAAGAACAAACGTGTCTTCATTATTACTGATCATTACCAATTCCTTGAGTCCCATTTCAGAGTCATTAGTGACATCTACGATTTGAGCTAAGAACTTGTTGGTTTTTCTACCATCAGTGAACAATGAAACATCTTTATAATCAAGAAGTTCATCCGAATCTTCATTTAAGAATTGACTGCTAATATCATCAATACCGATAACTCTATTTGACTTATTGAGGATGAAATCAACGACTTGTACATTTAAGAATTCAATAGACTTTGATGTATTTGTTGTTGCATCAACATCTAATGCATAATCAAAATCATTAATTGTGTCAACTCTCTTAGATCCATCAAAAACGTCAAGAACTAAGAATGGTTCTTCTTGTGCTGTCGTGAAAGAAGCACCTACATTTCCCTTTGGATTAATTTGAGTATCTGCAAAGTTCCTATATCCAGCTGGGTGAACATTATCATTTACAAAGCTAATAATATCATTATATGCCTTAGTGCTTTGAATAGAATAAGACATTCTTTGATAATAATCATTATCACCAGTTACTTGATAGTCTTCACTGAGTTTCCCAATATCATCACCCCAACCCTTTGTAAAAGTAGATGTTGAATCAATTTCAAACTTGCCAACTTTTGAAGAAATTTCAGAGACAGTACATTTTGCCCCAGTTACAGAACCAGTTAATGTATCTCCACTTCTAATTGGTGTAGTTCCCGTCACATTAAGTTTTCCAGTCAAAGAATTAAAACTACTGACAACTAAGTCAGTAGATCCGACTAGAATAAGATCGTTCAGATAAAGGAATTCACCTTCAACAAATAACGATGTTTTTTTGTTTACTTTGAATTCTGGTACGTTATCTTTTTTAGCTACATTTGCAAACAGTCCTGGGGTTGTAATTGCAATTCCCGTATTTGTTCCAGCAGGAACAAGACTACTGAGATTATATGTAAGTTTGTTTGGATTAACACTAGTGTCAAAATTAGTGACTGTAAAGAATTGATATCCATAATCAGAAGAATTATGTCCCTCACCAGTGGTAGATGCTAGTCCAATTCCCTCTACAAAAACTTTATCACCAACAACGAATGGTGCTGTAGAGAATCCCAAAATAGGTGTGGAGATGCTTAATGTAACTTGATTATCCGTGCTAGAAGCAACACTAACAATAGAAATTCCATTGTCGTTATTAACAGCTACTGCACTGTAAACAACATCATTCTTAAGTCCAACTGGATTTCTATCAATTCTAATTCCAGCAGTTTCCACCCCATCAACGAGTGTTGTTGGACTTACAGCGTTACCTGATAATTCGGCAGATCCTTGGAAATCAGACACATTGCTGTCAGAAGAGGGATCATACAGAACAATAGTTGGTGGAGTTAGATAATTTTTACCACCAGTAACTACAGTAATAGAATCTAGAGTTTCAAAATCAGAAACTGTAAGTTCATCTGGAACATTAGCAGTAGGAGTCAGTGTTTTATCTGATGGATAAGAGAATCCTGGTGTTAAAAGTCTTACAGACTCTAGTTTACCAATATTTTCCGAATTTAATCTTAAAACTGCATCGGATCCATATGTAGAAGTAATACTAGAAATATTTGGAACTGTTTTATATCCAATTCCACCAAAAATGATCTTTACCTTATCAATTGCACCAGTGGCACTTGTAGATGTCGTTTTATAGTTTATAGAATCACATTCGGAAATAGAATATGAAGATCTCTCAGTGACATCAGAAAGATTGACATCAAACGTAGTGCTAGTTACTCCAGTGATTTGGAATGTTCCATTGTACTTGCTATTGGTAAACCTAATTTCATTAAAACCACTTACATCAGTATCTGCTGTACTAATAAATCCACCCTTATCAATATTATAGTAAATAATATCTGGCAGTGCAGAGGAGAATCCTACCGTTAAACCAGCTCCTGCTGTTCCATTGGTTCCAAAAGACGAAATTAAGAAATTAGTAGTTTGTCCAGTGGATACTAAAGAATTATTAAACTTATCATCATAGTATATTTTTAAATTGTATCCAGATAAACTTGAATCTTCTAAATTAAAGACAAGATCATTATTTCTATAAACTGGAAGTGGGGGATTTACAAGAGAAAGTGTCTGAGAAGTTCCACCAACAGAAGTTAAATTAACGAAAATTGGGGGAGAAGAGAGGGCATCAATTCTGGTTTCAGTAAACCTAAAATTATTTTTATCAATGACAAAAACATAATAAGATCCAGTTGAAAGTCCACCAATAACTTCACTAGATTCATAATAAACTTTATCACCAGTTGAATACTGATGATTAGTCTTATTGATAGTATTTGTTGATGTATTAACTCCTACAGAACTAATTGCTACTGGATTTACAAGAATTTTTTCATCAACAACTTTAATGACTACAGTAGAGGCAAGACCAACTCCAGTGCTAAATCCAGGATTTACTTGCAATTCAATTGTATCACCATTAGTTAACCCGTGTGTCTCACCAGTCGAAACAGTAGCAGTAATTTTTTTAATGTCTGCTGTTATTTGATCATAATTTGTTTCAAATTTATAGTCATACAAATTCATATATTTCACATCACGGAAATATACTTGATCACCATCTAAAACTGTAGAAATACCGATTGTGTCTTTAGATGTTTTAATTGCATAGAACTGACTTGGCAGTATAAAAATATTACCATCTGGACTTGTAGAAATTCCAATAGAAGTTGTACCAAGACCAACTGAATAAGAAACTAATTGGTTTGTTACAAATGGATGATCTTCAAGGAAAATGTTTTGAGTGAGAATGCTCCTTTCAGTGGTTATTCCATTAAATTGATATGATCTGGTTGTGGAAATTCCAGCAGTGGTCCCAATACCAACAACCTCAAAGGGATTGAAGAACACCGATTCTTGTTCTCTGGAGGAGAAATATGGTGTTTCTACTTTAACCGTAAATCTTTGAGGGGAATAAGTTACTGTTTCAGTAGCGGTATGGGCAACTCCACCACTAGGAGTTTCTGATGCAAATCTTTGAACTCTGATAATACCATCACCAGGAAATGAATTTAAAATACTAAAAGTTTCATTGGATATTTTAAGAGAACTGCCAATAGAAACTGGGAGGGAAGTTACTGTAATGTCTGTGGTCATTCCACTGACACCAGTAGTTCCCATTCCTACTACAAGTTTAGAATCTGGTAAATTTGTATTAATGATATGAGAACCATCCAGATTTTCTACAAAAGTAGAAAGACCAGTGATTCTAACAATATCGTTGTTACTAAGAATAAAACTTGGACTGATATTAATTTCTACAGTCTTATCGTCTTTCCAAGATACAATGGCATTTTCATAAACAGTTTCTGTTGATGCTACAGATGAGACAGATCTTCCAGAAATCTTAGAAACTTCAGCAGCAAGACCAGTTCCAAATTCAGTATCACCAAATCTTAATGTGTCACCAAGAGCATATCTTGCATTTCCAGTAGCAGCAATACTAATGGAATTGATTGATCCAGAACTAACTACATCTACTAAAGCATCTTGAGGAAATACTCTGTATGGTTCAATAACAAAATCATAAGAAGCACCAGGTTCCGCAATTTTGTGTGGGAAAGTGTTTCTAGAAAGATTTGAATTGTTGAAATCAAAGTTTTGATCAATAGAAACCGCAGGATCTACATTAACAGGAATACTTTCTGATCTAAAATAATTTCCAACAAAGAATGGGAATTGTGGATTTCCATTTACATCAATTGTAGCATAGTATGCGTAAATTCCTTCTGGAAATTCATTAGTGATTGTAAATCTTCCATTGAATTCATCAAGATCACCAGAGTCAATAAATCTGTAGTCATCAACAAAAAATCCTAATGGGAAAGTTGTTGAATCTGGTCTGTTAGAAATGTATGAAGCATTTGATGTGTATCCAGAACCTACTCTTTTAATACCACTCTGAATATTCTCTGGGTCATTGTATCCATAAGCGCCATAAATTGGATTTCCATCATATGCCCACCCAATAATTGGAGAGTGGAAAGATCCATTATCACCTAATGCACTTCTTAAGGTTACTCCATATCCAATAGCAGCATACTCAAGACCTTGATCTGGAGTTGGAGTTACAATTTCACCACCATTATCATCAATCTTGGCAAACTTATTGACACCCAAACGTCTCACGAAACCATTCAGAATTGCCCCAGAACCAACCGAATTAGCCTTAATAGTGGTTGTATTAGGATCGTAGTTTAAACCCTTGCTGAGGACGACTACAGAGGTTACTACACCCGCATTATTTGTGAGAGCTCTAAGTCTTGCACCAGTTCCAGTTGTTCCAGTTCCTACTGGGTTGGAATTAACGACTAATTCTGGTGGAGATGTATATCCACTACCACCATTAAGAACGAACACACTATCAATCTGTCCATTAAGAACAACAGGTCTTACTTCAGCACCAGTTCCACTATTAACAGAAATTTCTGGTGTTTTTTCAAAATTGAGGATCTCAGACCCATAATCAGTTCCAGCATCGTAGAGATAAGCATCTACAATTGGACCTCTAACGACTGGAGTTGCTGTAAATGTTCCTTCCGTAGATTGAGTTGTTACTGCCTTAATTGTAACAGCAATTTCTGGATATTTAAAAATGTGACTTCCAACACCAACTGTTTGCAAATTAGCAAACTTCTCTCTATTGAAATCCGTAAGATTAGTTCCACCAACACCTGCATTTGCAAGTCTAAACTCTCTATCAGACAGAGTTAAAACTTTGTATTGAACTGTTGTGGAAAGTCCAGAGATAGGAGTATCAAAGTATTCATATTCTACAAAATCACCGTTAGTAAAGTTATGGTTATCAAAAACAATACTGTTATTTGCTGTATTAATACCTGTTGACTGAACAATGAGTTTTCTATTAGAATATCCTTGTCCAGGGTTAAGGACATTAATTCTATCAATCTTTAGCTTCTTATTAGTAGTTCTGAACTTCATCAGTCCAGCATTGTTCTCAGTTGTAATACCAATTGTATTAATACCCAACTGAGCATCAAGTTTAGTATTATGAATCTGAATAGTGCTGCTATTGATAAACTTAGAGTAATAGATATTACCTGTTTGAAGTGTTAATCCTTGTACAGCATCATTTGCTGTATTTGTAGAGATACCAAGTGCCGAATTTCCTAATGCGTTGTAAACAATAGGATCTCCAGTTTGGAAATTATGTTGAGTTTCAAAAGTGATAGTATTTGCGGAGACATCAACACCACCACCTTCAGCAAGGGTATTGGCATTAAAGAAGACTTCTCTGAACTCCGAAGCAAGAGTTGCAGATGCTGTAGCTCCTTCACCATTACCACCAGTAATATCAATTGATACTACTTGTTCCAAGTCAAAGTTAACTGGATCAACCAAAATGTCTTTGAAAGAACCCTCAACAACTGGTTGAACTAACGCAGTTGTTCCAGATGATACTGTTGGATTATCAACAATGACTCTTGGAGCATTTGTAGCATCATATTCAGATCCACCACTAAAAACTTCTACACGACTTAAAGGACCGTAGAATACAGAGTCATCAACTTTATAGTTGGTAATTTCAACACCATTAATCAACATTCCAATAGAACCTGGTTGAGTAAGTTCTTTACTACCAGTTTTAATATCTTGACTCAGTGGGAACTTTTTAAGAAGTTTTTGTGGTTGAATCGTGGATTCTCTTTGTTCAGCAAGAATAAAAGAATGTGGACCACTATCAGATGGATTAAATCTCACATAAGATCCAGCTGCTAAGAAAGACCTGGAAAGAGAAATTTTAATTCTATTATTATTTGGTGGCGATTGTACTTCTACAAAATAACTGCCAGTCGCTAAACCAACAATTGGTGCTGCTCCATCAAGTGGTTGATAAAATACCTCATCACCAGTAAAGAAAGGGACAGCATCTTGAAAGGAGATGGTATCATACGAAAGCAAATTGAGATCATAATTTTGAATGCTTCCACTTGCTGTAGATGCAACAGAAATCTGAGATTCTGTTGTTACAGGTCTAATCACATAAGATGGTAAAGAATTACTAGCAACATAACCAAATTCATCATTCTCCACATATGTGTTAAGAACATCAGAAGTCAATACATTATCACCAGCAGATAATGGAGCTCCTAAACTAGATGCTGTATTAATTCTTTTTCTAATATCATAACTTAAATTTGGATTTATACCAGAGTAGTCTCCAGATCCAAGAGTTACTGCATTATTAGTTAAGTTTACACTTACAACTTCAAGATTAGATGCTGCAATATCTTGACTAGATCTTCTAACAACATCAACAAAATCTCCAACTTTTAGGCTGGATCTGTCAATAGGAGAACTTAAGTTAAATGTTGATCCACTAAAACTTGTTACAAAGTATCTTGAAGATGTATTATAAATCCAAGAATTAAAGAATACTTTATTATAACTAGTATCTTCCTGTTGATTAGATACTACTTGCCCAAGATTTTTAATTGTAAGTCTAGAATTCTCTACAGAAGAAAAGATAGACTCCTCTTGTCTAAACTTACTTAAAACACCAGTCAGTACAAATCTTACTTGTCTTGTAAGATCATTATCTTCAAATGCATATACCTCAAGATCTTGTGTAATTTCTGTTCGTGGGTCAATATTTAATGTTAATCCACTACAACCAATAAACTGAGTAATGGTTTTGTCAGTGTAAGTAACGGTATCGTTTCCAACGGTAAACGATCCAGACTCTGGGAAACCAATAGTAGAGTCTACAGTAATTACAGATGCTCCTGCAGAGTGACTACCAATAGTAAAACTAGATCCAGGAATTTGGAATTTTCCTTCAATTAAACTCTCATCATCAAATCCAATAAAGAGTGAGATTTTATAATATGTTTGAACACCAATATCATCTGTGGTTCCTCTAGTAAAAATCTCTACCTCAGAAATTGGTCCACTGGCAGCACCAACTCCATTATTTGGTTGAGCATCTTGGAAAAGAGTTGTTCCAGAAATTTTAGTGGGATCTCCACTAATTAATTTTGCTACAACTACTTCTCTTCTAATATACTCTGCGTAGGATGGTTTTGAAAGGAATTGTTCCAGGTCAATAACTTTAGAATCAATTCCGTAAAGTACTTTTAAAAGAATTTTGATTGATTCTTCCGTACCCTTGCTTTCGTATAAACTTCTAGACTCTTTTATGAAGTTATTTACATTAAGTTCCGATGCAAGTGTTGTATCTTCTAGTCCAGGGGTGTATAATTTCTTAAGTTTGGTGTAAAATTCTTTAAGAAAGAGCGCACTAAGATTCTGTACTGATGTTCCAGAAGTGTGAGTTTCCGCAACAGACTCTTTAAATACTAATTCTTGTGGATTATTTGGAGCATGGTAGGATGTAATTCCAGAGAAACCACGCACACATCCCGTAAATGAATTCGTAGTTACTCCAGTGTAAGTAATAATTTCGTTATCTAATTTAATTAATCCATATTCCTGCGGAAATCCCTTGGTGTTAGTTACAAAAATTTCCGTATCAATTGTTGAAATGTCAGAGGTTACCGTTGACATTCCAGCAATTACATCTGGAGTCAGACTATCTAACTTCAGATACTTATCAATATTCTCTGCAATATCAACTGGACCACCAGCAAATTCCTGGGAGGTGTAGTAACTGCTAAGGAAATCCACAACAAGTGGATTTTCCTCCTTGATGAATTCAGGAAGTTGACTGTCTACAACTTGCTGAATCTTTACTCTAAAATCAAAAGCAGAATCGGTGTTTATCATTTCCTACTTAATTGTCCGTTGGTATAACTGGATGCCACGGGGAAACCAACCCCCGAAATTTGTTCACCAGAAGTAATGGTGTCTCTTGCCATATTTATGGTGCTATTATCAATATTCAATTGCAAATACAGGTCTTTGAGACCAATAACATCATTTGATTCTGGAACTGCTTGTATTTCAATAATTCCGTTTAATTTGACTGTAGAAGTAATATTTACAGTATTAATTAGAATTTCACCTTTTACGTAATCAACTGATCCAGCAGCAGGAACAATTACAATGGGACCAGTATCAGATTCTTTTACAATTGCAATTGCACCAGATTCTAAATCTGCATTTGGAACATCCGTGAAATATAGTAAGTCAGAAGAACCTTCTACTGTGAATCCAGTGCTCTTGATGTTATATCCACCAGCAACAACATGGAATTTATTTCCATAACAAATTTCATATTGAGTATACTGGTTGAGAAGTGCCTTTAAATCTCTTCTTATAATCACTTTTGTGATATTTGAAGTGATAGCAGCATTAGTGTCGTCAATGACTTTAATTGCTTTACTATATTTGAATCTTCCACCAAAAGTGTTAAGATCAATAGAATCGGAATATGAATTCAAACTAGAAACAACATCAGTTCTTAATTGATTTGCATCTGGAACTTGACTTGCATTATAAAATACGGTTGAATTAAGTTCAATGTATAGAAGTTTGAGATCCTCAATTCTTTGATTTACACCAGCAACGGCATAAGTTTTTAATTTGTTTAAAATTTGAGTTTTTGTAAAATCAGACAGGAATGTACCATTCTTTGGTTTAATACTTAAAACAACCGTTCCAAATTCTGGTGGATCCAACTCTTCACCACCGACAACAGATACAGATTCAGTATCTGGATAGATTCTTTGAATAATTGCTTCGTAGTCTTTTGATGTTACTGCTCTATATTGGGAAGAATATAATCTTGGTGCATAATATTTGATAGACTCAATTGGTTCAATATCAGACCCATTAATAGCTGATTGGTTCGTTGTTACTGTTACCGTATTTGTTGGTAAAAATGAAATATCAATGCTATTTTTTACCGATCCAGTAAATGAAAAATTCTCAGCACCATTTCCACTAGATCCATCAGAAATAATGTAAGATACTTCAATAATGGATTCATTTTCTAATTTCTTTCCAAAAATTCCATCACCAAATAAGAGTTCATATCTTTCGTCAGAAATTTCTTGAATAAGATAGATCTCAGAGATTGATGTAACGTCAATAATGTTTTCTACTTGATTATATTCTCTACCAACAGTTTCTTGAGGACCTTTAACCGTTATTCTAATTGAACTAGTGTCAACTCCAGGGTTGTCTAAGATATACCTCTGATCCACCGATCCATTGACCTGGAAGGTCTTTTTAAGCAGAGTTCCTTGATAGACATCAATATTACTAAATGATGCCCTTCTAGGTCCATTTCCGTTAACGTCTGCACCAGTCAGTACTGTCGTGGTGGTAATATCCTCAGGAACGGAAAATACTACTGAAGTATTGTCTACGGCGCCGACACAAACCAAACCTTTGTTCAAAGTTACCGTAGGACTAGTTCCAGTAAACTCAATATTAAAACTTACCTGAGCTTTTGCAGATTTTCTTGATCTAGGAACGTATCCAATATTCCTAGCAAGAGAAACAACATTCTCCCTCAAAGTCGCAGAGTCAATAAAAGACTCATTAACGACCATGTTGGTGTTAAATGCAGTAATGTAGGTATTATATGCTAAAGTGTCAATCAGGATGGAAAAATTCGATCCCTCAAAGTCAAAATCGGTAAAATTTGAATTTGCTCTCAAATAAGACTTAATAGAAGTCTTAATTTGATCAAAATCTAAATTTGTATACTTAGTTAACGGCATTTATCTTGTTACCTCAAGTAAGAATGCGACATTTTGCGTTGGTAAATCTTGTCCTACAATATCAAATATGACATTCACTTCAAAACTATTATCATCTGGTCTCGGAAATACCTCAACGTTTAAATTTGCCGCTCTTGGTTCATAATTTAAGACAGTTTCTTCAATTTGTTCGGCAATAACACTAGCAGTACCATAATCACAAAACCCAAATAACGTATTTCTAACGTCTGACCCCAAATCAGGATTAAAAAACCTTTCTGTCGGGATAGTTTCTACTAAATTTCGCACTGAGCGGGCAATTGCTCGCTCATTTACAAGAATTGGAAGGTCTTTTGTGATTGGATGTGGAGCAAAGGACAAAGAAATGTCCTTGAATGCCCTAGATGTGCGAGTTGAAGCCATGAAAAGGCATGATTTTAGACCATAGACCTATTTATCAGGCTTTCCATAAGTTGGTTCAGTGCCATATTCCCAATCATCATAGTCTTCGTCGTTACGAATCTCTTCATGAAGCACTGTTTGACGTTTTAAATCATGAACATGGTCCCCAACGACCTCTCTGAGTAGATTTTCGTCTTGTTTTTTCATAGGTTTTGTCCAGTAATCAGTAATCAATCCCCTTGTTCCCCACATTGACTCCATATAATCAGGATCTCTATCGGGATTCTGGTGAATTGCCATCTGTTTTATCCTCGTTTAAGGGTTGAACAGAACTTTTTACGGGGTTGCTATCCCGTTCATCGGGAGTTTGCCAAAAATATTCGTCTGTATCTCCAAGTCTTCCCCAAGAAACACCATTTTCAACTTGGAAAATGTGTGTAGACACCTTAAAATCAGGTGTTTTGGGCACTTCTGGTGTAATAGA